TCCAATGTAGTTTTGTTTAAAAAGAAACTTGGTATTTTAAATAATGGTACGTTACTTCTGTCCATTTTAAATCCTGGAGGCATTCTAACTGTTCTAAGTATACCGGCGATTGCATCATCTGCTTCTTGAACTTCTAATTTTTTACCAGCTTGTTCTGCACCATAACCAAAGGCTCTTCCTTGGTCTGCAACTTGTCCTGCAATCTCAGTATTAACTAATGCTGCTGAACCTAACAATGCAATTTGTTCTTTTTGTACTGCAGTTATATCTTCAACTGTAGCTAATTGAGTACTATATTGACTTTGTACTTGTCTTGCCTGATCATTTAAGTTTTTAGCTTGAGCAAATGTGACTCCTGTTTCTTTTGATAGTTCTTTGGCTTTTTTTGATATGTTCGAAAATATTATTGCGATACCTGCAATAGCAGCTGCAATTAAAGTAATTGGACTAAAAAAGCCACCTTTCAAAATTGGTCCTATTTTAGCAAGACCAGCTTGTACAGCTTCGACTGGCGATTTATTAGCTTGTAAAGCGGTTACCATTTCACTACCAAACGTGTTTAGTAAATCTTCAGATTGAGCTTTAAGTGTATCTAATCCAAATAATCTACTTACTGTTTTTCCTCCTGGTAATGCATCTACAAACCCTGTAATACCATCAATTAGATCACCTGTTGAATTTGCTATTGGAGATAAAACATCTCCTGTGTCTTGCAATACTTTGTTTAAACTTATGGCGTGTTTTAATTTCTTGCCAGCAACGTTTAAACTTGCTTTATCTTCTTGCAACGTTTTCATTTGATCTTTAAATTCTGAAGCAGTTAAAGTTCCTTGTTTAGCTTTAAGGTCTAATATTTTTTGATTGTTTTTTACTGTGGCAGCTGCATGATCTCGTTGAGCTCTATTTAGGTCGGATGTTTTATCATCTGCATTTAAAACATTATTTTTTAATTTTAAAAGCTGATTAGTATAAGATACAATATCTCCTATTACATCTCTTTCATCTTCAAGAGTCTGTAGTATTCCTTTATAAAGGCCGTCCTGTTCCTTTAATTGTTTATTATTCTCTGCAGTATTTTTTGGATCTTGTCCTTCAGTCATAATAATACTTTTTTATCTATCGTAAACGTGGATCAATTTTTATTCCTTTTGCATCATAATCATCTATCAATTCTTTTACTTTTTCTGCATGATAGTTCATATCTGCCACAGCTGCTTTAAAATCTTTATCTCTGGTAAGTTTTCTCATCTTACGTTTGATTTTAGATTTCATAAAAAACTTAAGAATTCCAAATAATAATCCTTCGTTAATTTGATTAACTTGTTCTAATGCTTGTTTTTCGAATTTATTTTGCATATCTATTCCCTTTTAAATAAATATGACTATCTCCTGAATTTGGGTGATGTTACACGTGAATTAGATTTTGATTTACGCATAGCTTTTTTTTCTTCTTCTTGACGCTTTTTCATAGTTTGTTCTATACGCTTAATGAAAAATTTTCTAAGATGAATAGGCATATTCATTACATCATTGTAATTAAATCCACCTTTACCAAAATATATGAGATCAAAGACTTCTTGATATATGCCAATTCTATAGCTCGGCGTCAGGCCAAAAAAAGTCGATTCCAATTGGAATGTTGACGCGAAAGCTATCTCCAGACTCGTTGTCCGGTATCTGAATAGTAAGATCTATGTCAGGTGTTATTGTTTTAAGGTATTGTCTAATCGATCTAGAATCTATTGCTAATAATTCATTATCAATAAATTTTCTTATTTTAGTATTATCTGTATCACCATCCAATCCTATAATAATATGTTTTAGCATTGTAGTTAAGGCTGCATTCTTTTTAAGTTTTTGTAACCCTTTTAATTCTTGATCAATTTTTTTCTGTCTATTATGATTTAATAATTGTATTGTTACTACATGTTTACTTGCAGGTAATTGAAATTCAAATTCATTTTTACCATCTTCTAACAATGACCAATCAATTTCTTTATCTTTTATTTGAGTTAAATCTACTGTATATTCAACATCTTCACCTGTATTTGGATTCTTAGCTGTAATAGGATATTCTTTACCATAACCTAATACTCTTGCAGCAATCATTACAGCATTTTTATCTCCTAACATAAGATCATTATAATCTATAGGCGTAACTATCAAAGCTTGAAATAATTTATCTAACACTACTCCATTATTAATAAATGACTGATTTGTAAGAAGATCTTCTTCTTTTGCAGTCATGTACTTCATTTCAATTGTTCCTGATTTTAGTGGATGTCCTTCTGGATATAGTTTACCTTTTGAAGGTAATTGTACTATTTCTGTTGGATATGTAGGTGTAATTGTTCCTGTTTCTGCGCTAGGTGCATTCATATTTGCAATTGCAACTGCTTTTAATTGCGCATCTGACATTTTATTTGAATCATCTCTGTTAACTGGGTTTGGCATCGTAATCTCCTTTTAATAACTTTTATTTAATATAAATATGCAAGAGCAAAAAAAATCCCACCGTATAGGTAGGATTCTTAATGATTTATATTGTTTTCCTAGAATTGAAGGATTGCATAATCATATTTTAATGTTAACTCAATATTAACAGGATCTTCTGTTGCCCAATCCATATCACCAAATGTTGCTGCTGATATAAATGTACCTTTTAATGTCCATTCTTCAACTTTATCACCTACAGGTCCTAATGTATTAAATGTAATATCCTTTTTATAGAAATCTGAATATCCATCTCTACCTGTTACTGATTCATGGTGTAATCTTACCCATTCCATTACTGCTTGTGCCGCAGATGGAACTACTGGGTCATATAATGTTACTGTAAC